ACGAAGGACGAAAGACAGTGATTTGGACCGTCTGAATTTCGGGGTTTTCAAATTCGGCAGAGGCAACACCACGCGCACACATGGCGAGAATCGCCAAGCGTGCAATGTGGGAAACCTGTTGTTCATCTAGATGAGACATGAGGATTCCCCCTCATGCCTTAGATGCAGCCGGGACAGGGACTAACCGTGGACGGCATTCCAGCCGACCATCCCGAGATACATACAAAGCCGAGGGGGAAAGGTTGTAGGAGCCGCGCGCATAAGGCGCCTGCCCCGAATCCAGCATGATTTCAAATTTGTCCGGAAACTCAACGATAACGCCAGAGTCAGACACCGTGAAAGCGTGTGCGGTTTGAATGTTGAAGTCGTATGGCTTGCCAGAGGCTTTACCGACCCCTTTGCGGTTGACGACATCAGACGAGGTGATTACGATTTTGATCATTTTGGTTAGTCCTTTAAAATTAACAAAATTTAACAATTACTCAGGGAGTAAGTGCAATGTACCCAAACCGAGGACATTGAGCGCAAATGTACCATAAAAAAGGACAGCTAAAAATGCCCAAACCAATTTATTTAGACGAATTGATGGACAGAGCCAAAAAAGAGACAGGAAACGATTCGAAATTGGCTGAATATTGTGTAACCCACGCCGGGTACATTTTCAAACGGTACGTTAACGATTTAAGGTTGACCATGGGAGGGCGAGGACGCCCCCCCATACCCCCCAGTAATCCGGGTTAACGCTATTCGCTTCCCGGATTACCAAATACCATGTTTGGCAAAAGGGAGGGTTTTGAGGGGGAGGGCAGTGATAGGTGTTTACTATGATTAATGGTTAATCTATAGTTATTTAGTTGTTGACAAGTGGTTATTTAGTGATATGATAGAGGCATATCAACCAAGGAAGCAACCATGAACACACAACGCATGACAGCACAATCAAAAGCCAACATTCAAGCAGCAGACCGCGCTGAACTGATCGACCTCAGAGTATGCGATGAAGAAATCGAAAGTTTCGCCGTGAAGCTTTGGAAAGCAGAACGCACAACAGTGGTCAGCGGGTCATATGGACCGGTAACCTATCCAACGATCAAGGACGCACGCCGCGCAATCAAACGCATTCGGGCAGACCTTGAATTAACCTCGTTTGCTTAAGTTAAAACTGATCGTTTTTAGGTTGAGCCGATGTAAATCGGCTCTCTCTGTTGGAGTCATCGGGCTGGACCCGATATGGGTCGAAGCGACCCTTTTGGACAAACTCATTACATACGCCTTTTGGTAGGTCTAAAACAATCCCTTGATTGTCACGACACTCGCAGGACTCGCCAGCACACCAGCCAGCTACCAGCCGCCGCATGGTAGTAACCACGCGCAGATCGTCATAAGCTGGAGCAGATTCAGGGAAGGCACTCACCACGGGCACAAACGCCGCAAGATTAAAGCCAGAAGACTTTGGCGACTGGGTAGAAGCACGCGCAGCCGGCAGCACGGTAGACACGCCAGAAGTCGTAAGCGCAGCAGGAGAGGCCACCGGCGACATTTTGGACGAGACAGCACCATAAGCCAGCCAACCAAGGTAAGACGTAGCAAGCAAAGCACCGCCAAGGATAAACAACATCCATGGAAAAGACCGAACAGGCTTAGTGTGAGATGTAGCGCTTTTGTAGAGAGAAAAAACCCGCTTCGGAAGGCGATAACGCTTTTTCAGAGGAGCATTTTTCCAGCCAGTAGAACAATTCTCAGCGACCTCAGGCCACTCATACCACCAGCGACCAAGAAACCCAAGGTCACGGATATGAACATGACGACCAACCAACCCGCGCACATTTGTATCCAACAAACGAGGCGTCTGAGTCGTCAGGTAAATGTCAATACCAGAGTGCCGATGAACCTCAAGAGCGGTTATCGAATCAGGGACCTTAGAACCAGCAGGCCGAGGACGCCAAACCTCTTGAGCCTCATCGATGATCAGAACACACGAATCAGGGACAGACGTATGCCACTCAGAACCCAACACGGGAGCATGATCAATAGACAAAGATTCATGAAGCGGGATTTGATCAGGCCGACGTTTTGCATTGGGGTCGAAATGGACAAAAATAGGACGATCATTAAGGGATCGGAGCATCAGATCGACGAGTGCCGCGGTTTTCCCACTGCCAGGAACACCAGTAAATAAAGTGATCATTTACTGCCCTGTCGTCTGGAAGGCCCACTTTTTCAAGATGAGCCAGGACAGAGACGAGACCAAGCCGCCAGCAGTGATCGACATAGCGTCAAAGAAGCCAGCCATTGCCAGCAATTGAGCGACCTCACCGACAAGCCCAGAAAATGCCATTTTCGAGCCATCAAGAGCACTATTTAGCGCCGTTGAAGCGCCCGTATAAGTCACAGTACCAAGACCGAGAGCAGCCAAGGCCCGAGACACCAGAGGCCAAGTTATGCGCCCCAACCACTCAGCGATTGAATCCATATTTAATCCCTTTTCGACAAGCCAAGGAAAGCAAGCGCAGCCGATAGCCACGCCAGAGCGATGATGATTGGCCGAATACCTGCCGCAAAATCGCACAGCAAATCAAAAGGCATTTCGAGGGAGATACCCGCGACATTAACCACCCTTGGAGCAGGACAAGAGCCGGCACCTTCACCCCATCCAGCTTGTGCCGTGATAGACATAGCCCGATTGGTATTCGCGAAGGGTTCAGCACCCAAATCGCCAAGCTTTTGCGTACAGTCCGAATCCAACTCGGAACAGTCACCAGAGGACGCACCTTGACCGTCAGCAGTGCATAACTTATCGTAAGGATTAGCCTTGCAGTATTCGCCTTTGGTCGTCGTCTCAGAGCCGGTATTGGTCGAACTGGTCACAGTTGACGTGGAGTTATTTGTCACATTCGTGACCGTTGTAGTCGTAGTCGTACAGGTTACACCGTTACAAGTAGTTTGTTTATGCTCGGTCTTTTCAGTCGTATTTGTACCGTCATCATTAGTTGAAGACGTTGCACTTTTGACCTCACGTATACCCGGATCGACGCAGATAGTCACACCGTTGACGGTGCCGGGAACTTGGTCCTTAGGACAGGCATCAGGGGGAGGCTCACCATCCTCGCCAGGAGGGTAGGGCGTAGGCTCAGTCGTGCCAGACGATGCGCCGGTTGTCAAAGGGTCACAGACTTGACCCGTACCAGCAAAATCAGGAACTGTACGAACGTCGAACCAAGGGGAATCAGCGCTTAACCGCGACGATTCAAGAGCAAAGCCAGCATCAGGACGTAACGCAAATTCGCACCCATTGAAACAAGCATTTTTACCACGCTCAATCGAGAACGTGCCATTGGAATACATGACCAAATTTTCAGCCCATGAACAGGCGGGAGGCGTATAGCAAGCACCGTTAACGATCGTTTGCCCATCGGCACAGGTAAGACTATATGAAACATAAAAATGCTCAACGGCGTCAGCTACACCCCCGTTAACGTCATACCAATGTGAAGTTACCTTCGCATTTTGACGATACGTCGAACCCACCTGCACCACATCCAGCAGGGTGACACCATCGTAAACCCAAGGGAACGCATTCCACCCTTTGGTCTGAGCACGACCAGAACCGCAGGTTTCCGCAGCTTGAGCAACAGAGCCAGAATAAGGACCACCATACACGGTAGCACCATTAGAACTCCAGCACCAAATATTCGATTCAGTAGCGGCAGCAGGCCACGAAATAGCGCACAAGAGCACCGCAGCCAGCAGATAAACCCGAACTTGCCAGAGGCGACTTACCACTGATTCAAGACAACCCATACGGCCCCCAGCACTGCAACAAACGCCGCCCAAAACTCAGGTGTTGCCATAGTTGTCCCCAGTTTCGCCCCGGAGGGCACGAGCCATGAACATGACACCAAACGCAGCCAGCCACACGGCAGCAACCATCCAGCCAAGCTGGAGACCGTCATCGAGGTTCAATAATTGACACTCTTGAGCAGCATAGGGAGCAACCAGAACGACAGGAGCGCCGCCACCGACAGGCAGAAGGGAATAAGTGATAGCCGATGCAGTGACCGCAGAAACATCGACAGCGTAAAGCGTGCCGCCGTGTTCCTTGAGCGCCCCGATCTGCGACGAGGCCGCAGCTTGTGCCGCCGATATCGCGGACGGGTAACAGGCTTCATTTACTTGGTAGTACATGGTAAGCAGCAGAGGCCGAGGCCTCCGCTTTTCCGACTTCTTTTAGAAGCCCTTACGCATAAACTTGAATGCCATCACTGCAATGATAGCAACCAGCACCAGACCAGCAACAGTCAGCGCGTCAGCTTTCATATCAGTCATTGCCGCGGTAACCTCAGTAGGCACAGCAGCCAAGGCAGAGCCAACAGCACCAGCCACCGAACCGAGCGCAACAGCGCCAGAGCGAACGATTTTGTTCATTTGAGAACCTTTCAAAAAGCCCCGGAACGCCGAGACAGCGATTGGCCCAAAACGGGCAAATTCAGAACGAAACAGACGAGTAAGCCCCATCGAACCAGCGAGGGGGAACAGGTCGAAGGGAAGTGATGACAAGCCCAGCAGGCACCACGCGACAAGAGAAAGCAGGTTCAAGAATTTCGCCAGTAGCACGAACCACCAGCGCACCACCAGCGCGGAAGACCTCACCGACACCGTGAAAGACTTTCACCCACTCGGGCAGATTGAACCAAGAGCGCACAGAACGACCTTGAGAGCAGAGGCCACCAATGCCATAAAGCCTCAAACCCTTTGGAAACCGGGTTAACTCGCCGAGCTTTGACAAATATTTCATCAAGTAGCC